ATGCTTGACACGACACTGGATGAAATGACGGAACTGATTCCGAATTTCGACCGGAACAACCTCACAAGCCGTCAAAAACTGCTTGCATTTATGTCTGTGAAAGAACTGTACGACAACCGTGACAAGTACCGGAGCGACACGAAAACGCTATCCGCTGCCGTTTCCTCCATGCTATTGAAAGAAATATACGGAGGTGCAGCAGAATGACAGGCAGAATCAAGATAATTCGCAAGACAACAAGTGTTGTTGACGGTAGACGACAGCAGGAGGAAAAGGAGTTTTTCTCATGTTGGTGTGATGTCAAGAGTTTGGGAACAAATGAAAAATACAATGCGTTGCAGATAGGTCTTGAGAACACAATCATGTTTGAAACGAGAGCCTGCGACAAGATGGAGGAAATCAGATTGAATCTGAAAGAGTTCTACGCAGTATATAAAGGCGTTGAGTTCAAGATATATGATGCGTGTCCGATGTTCACAGACGACAGGAAATATCAGTTGAAATGTAGAGCGGGAGCATAGTGTCATAATCTGACACCGGAGGTGATGCAGTGAAAATCGAAATGGAATTTCAAGGTTTGAAAGAACTCATGAAAGCATTTGAGGACGCAGCAAGCGACGAGGACATAAAAGAGGTCAATCAAAAGATTGTAAAGCAAAGCGAACCAGTTGTGAAAAACATCATGTCCGGCAAAATTCCGAAATCGGCAGACATCAAATTATCCGGCAGAGGTTTCGGTTCAAAGTCATCCGTGACATCACATGCAGCGGACAGCATACCGATGGGAGCAGTCAAAATGAAAGACACAGGAGCAACAGCAGATGTCGGATGGGAAAAGTCGGACAATAGCGAACACTTTTATGTGAAATTCATAAACTGGGGAACTATCTATCAACCGCCTCAAGAATTTATTTACGCAACAGGGCGTGAGGCAGATGCGGAACTGCAAAAAATCGCAGAACAAGAATATCAATCCTATTTAGACAACACATTGAAATGAGGTGAGAGCATGAGCAGCAGTCCGGACATCATCAAAGATGCATCCGACGCATTGAGACCTATATCAGACAGAGGAATCACTGTGATGCAAGGATGGTATGACAAAGACATCCATGACAGACATGTGACATTGTGGGATTTGGGAGAAAATGACGAGAATTTTTCGGACGACGATGCAGAGGGAGTGACGCTGTCAGTGCAGGTCACTATATTTTCGGAAAGTGACGAGGTTGAACTGGCAAGGGAAATCAAGTCAATCATGAAAGAAAATGATTTTTCGTTTGAGGGCAGGAATGGAGACGATTCCAAGCCAGAGGACGGAATCTATATGAAAGCACAAAGGTTTTCAAAGTTTTATGAAATGGAGGAATAGACATGAGCGAAACAGTAACACAGGTTAGCGAGACAGAACAGAAGATTGTCAGAAGCAGAACATGCGGTTGTAGAGATTTTTACATCGCAAAACTCACACAGAATGATGCAACGGGGTATGTAGCAGGTACACCCGTAAAACTGGCAAGAGCAATCAAGGCAAAAGTTGATGAAAAATGGAGTTCGGAGAAAATCTACTCTGACGACGGAACAGAGGAGGTCATCAATTCATATGAGGGAACTGAAATCGAACTTGAGGTCAACGCCCTTGCACCACAGGACAGACAGATTCTTTTCGGTCAGTTGTATGAGAATGGTTTCCTCGTAAAGACGGCAGACGACAAAGCACCGGAGGTCGCTGTCGGATGGAGAGAAAGAAAACTCAACGGAAAGTATGATTTCAAGTGGTTGTATGCCGGAAAGTTTGCAGAGGGAATCAGCGAGGAGGCAAGCACAAAAGAGGGAAAACTGTCTCCGACAACAAAGAGCGTCAAGGGTTCATTCTATGAGAGAAGTCTTGACAATGCATATGAGATTTCTGTTGATGAATCAAACCTTGTAACAGAAGATACAAAGGCAGCAGAGGCAATCAAGAATTGGTTCAGCAAAGTGCAGGAGAAAAACGGCGGTTTAGGCTAATAAGAGGATATATAACAGGAGGATAAATCATGAAAAGAAAAATTATAGTCAATAACAAAGAGTTTACAATGCCGAAAATGTCAATCGACACATACACGGAATATCTCGAACTTGCAGAGGTTATCGACGCAAAACAGAGATATTCAAAGCAGGACATTGAGGCGATGGGTCTTTTTATCTGCAAAGCATACGGAGACCAGTTCACCGTTGAGGAATTAAAGAATCCGGAGACCGGACTTGATGCAGCAGGTTTGATTCTTGAGTTCCAGTTCATCGACATGGGAATCGCCGACGACCTCACCAAACGTATGGAGAAGATAGAGAAAAATTTTCAGAGTGGCAAGTGATACCGGAAATCGAGGTCACTTGCAGAGGTGAGAGACTTTTCATCAATTCCGTAACGGTAGAACAGTATAAAAAATACATCAGTCTCATGGAAAAGAATGACACGGAGAAATTCTCCGGAGTGATGTTTTTTAACAAAAAGATAATGCAGGAGATGTTCGGGAATGAATTGTCGCTTGCAGCAGTTGGGGAGATTGATGCAGTTGAATTTCTGACGGCAATCAAGACGGTTCATTTCATCATGCAGAACATTGTTGCAGAGAAGATGTTGAGCATTGTCGAGGTTGAACAGGTAGAAAAAGAGGCATCCGCATTCGATGACTATGACCGTGAAAACGGATATGAGGACGAGGATGAACAACCGGAGGAAAATCAATGGAAAGTCTGCGGGGAAATTGTTGACCGTGTTGTGAAAATTGCGATTCGGCTATTGAAAAACTCATACAGTCAATGCATGAAAGAGAACATTGTCACGTTGTTGGACTACTTAAAATTTGAATTAGATACAATCAACGAAAATCAGTAAGAGAGGAGGCGACCGAATGGCTTATACAAGCGTCAAAATATCGGCAGATTCGAGCAGTTATCAATCACAAATGAAATCGGCAGCATCGCAGATGAAAGTCTTGTCTGCGGAATATACGACGGCAGCGACGAAAGCAAAGTTGTTCGGGTCAGAAACAGACAGCCTCAAGGCAAAAGCCGAATCGCTCACTCAAAAAATCACGGTGCAAAAGAACATCGTGCAGTTGAACAGTGAGCAGCAGGAGAAGTTGACAAAGAAACTGTCAGACCAAAAGACAAAGCAGGAGGAACTCAAAACAAAGATTGATGCTGCGAAAGAGGCTTATGAGAAATCAACGGCAGAGACCGGAAAGAACTCCGAGCAGTCAAAAGCACTCAAGGATGAACTCGACAAGTTAGAGAAAGAGTTCACCGCAAATGAGACAGCAATCGGAAAGACAGAGACCGCACTTGCAAATCAGACGGTAAAGACGGAAAAGTCAAAGACTGCCCTCATGAACATGGAGGCAGAACTGAAAAATGTTAATGACCAGTTAAAAGATAATAAACTTGAAAAATTTGCGACCGCTTGCGATACAGCGGGAACAAAGATGGAAAGTTTCGGAAAGAAAATGTCAGTTGTCTCTGCCGGAATTGCGGGTATTGGTGCAGCATCAATCAAAGCATTCACGGAACTCGACGAGGGTTATGACACCATAGTGACAAAGACCGGAGCAACCGGAGAGGCACTTGAGGGATTGACAAAGTCTGCGGATAATGTTTTCGGCACAATGCCGGAGGATATGTCGACGGTAGGCGAGGCAATCGGAGAAGTCAATACAAGATTCCATACAACGGGAACGGAACTTGAAAAGACATCGAAACAGTTCATACAGTTCGCATCAATCAACGGAACAAATGTCACACAGTCAGTTGACCAAGTTGACAAAATTATGAAAGCGTGGAACGTCGATGCATCACAGACGGGAAACTTGTTAGGATTACTCACGGCAAAGGCACAGGAAACCGGAATCTCTGTTGATACATTAGAGGGATATGTCCTCGACAATAACGCACAATTCAAAGAAATGGGATTGTCATTGCCTCAAGCAATCAATTTGATGGCTCAATTCGATGCAAACGGTGTTGATTCCACTCAAGCAATGGCGGGTCTGAAAAAAGCATTACAGAACGCCACATCAGAGGGAAAATCAATGGACGAGGCGTTGTCAGATACTATCGGCAGCATCAAGAACGCAAAGACAGAGACCGAGGCGATGCAGATTGCAACGGAATTGTTCGGGAAAAAAGGTGCTGCGGAAATGACAAAGGCAATTCGTGAGAACAGAATTGACCTCACCAGTCTTTCATCATCAATGGAGGAATACGGTTCAACAGTCGAGGACACCTACAACGGAACACTCGACCCGATTGACAATGCAAAGGTTGCAATGAACAACGCAAAACTGGCGTTGTCGACACTGGCATCCGCAGCACAGACATCCGCAGCACCTATGATTGAGAAACTGACCGGAAAGATTCAAGAGTTGACGAAGTGGTTCACGTCGCTCTCTCCGGCACAGCAAGAAACAATCCTCAAGGTCGGTCTTGTGGTCGCTGCTATCGGTCCGTTGTCAATCGGATTCGGTAAGGTGGCAAAGGGTATCTCCGACACAATAACGACCGGACAGAAATTTGTTTCCGGTGCTGCGAAAATCATTGCAAAGATTACGGCTAAAACAGCAGCCACGGCAGCAGGAACGGCAGCAGATACGGCAGGAACAGCAGCCACGGCAGCACACACGGCAGCTACAACAGCAGCCACGGCGACGACCGGAGGAATGACGGTAGCACAGACGGCACTCAATGCAGTTATGAACTTGTGTCCGATTATTTTGATTGTGACACTGATTGCCGGACTGATTGCAGCAGGTGTCGCACTATATAAAAATTGGGATAAGGTCAAAGAAAAACTGTCCGAATTGTGGGGCAATATCAAAGAGAAATTCGACAAAATCAAAGAGACCATCACGGGAGCATTCACGAAAGCGAAAGAGGCGGTCACAAATAAGGTCAAGGAAATCGGCGACAACATAAAAAACAGCACAATAGGACAAGCTGCATCGAAAGTATTCAACGGCGTAAAGGACACGGTTCATAATGTCATGTCGGCAGCGACCGAAACGGCAAAGGAAAAACTGGGGAACATGAAAACCGCCTATGAAGAAAACGGAGGCGGTATCAAGGGCGTTGTTGCTGCCGGATGGGAGGGAATCAAAGGATATTATTCAGCAGGATTTACTTTTGTTGATAATTTATCCGGAGGAAAACTCTCTGAAATCAAATCAAAATTCTCTGAAAAGACATCGGAAATCAAGACAAAGGTTTCCGAGGGTTGGGAGAATATGAAAACCTCCGTCACAACAAAAATGACGGAATGGAAAACCAACGCATCGAATAAATTGACGGAAATCAAATCCGGATTTTCCTCAAAAGTTTCGGAGATAAAAACGAAATGGTCGACGGATTTCACGAACATAAAGGACAAGGCAACCTCACTCATGGAGACGGCAAAGTCCAATGTTTCAACGAAACTCAATAATATGAAATCCGCATACAGTGAAAAAGGCGGGGGAATCAAGGGAATCGTGTCTGCTACGTTCACAGGCGTAAAGGACACAATGAACTCTCTCATGAGTACGGCGAACACTTTGACGGGCGGGAAACTTGACAGCATCAAATCGGCATTCTCAAGCAAATTAGCGAGTGCGAAATCGACCGCATCATCTGCGATGGAGAATATCAAGTCGTCATTTTCCTCAAAAATGGAATCCGCACACGGAGTGGTGACAGGTGCATTGTCGAGAATCAAATCGGCATTCAATTTCAAGTGGTCATTGCCACACTTAAACCTGCCCCATATTAGCGTGAGCGGAGGAAAAGCACCGTTCGGAATCGGAGGAAAAGGTTCACTCCCGTCATTCTCGATTGAATGGTATAAAAACGGTGGTATCATGACAAATCCGACAGCGTTCGGAATCAATGGAAACAGCCTCATGGTAGGAGGAGAGGCAGGAGACGAGGCAATATTGCCACTTTCAGAGTTTTACGCGAAACTCAATACAATACTTGACAGAAAGATACAAACAATCAATCAGAATATCAATGCAACAGTGGAGGTACACACATATATCGACAGCGAGGAGGTCGCAAATGTGACCACTGACAAGGTGAGTGACAATCTAGCGATAGCACACAAAAAGAGGAGGTAAGGAATGAAAATAGATAGCACAGACATTCGAGAATTTGATGCAAAACAGTTATCGGTCGAGTTTACACCTCCTCAAACAACCGTGACAGTGGACATGTTCGAGGGTGCTTTGATTCCGTCAGAATCAGAGACATATACACCACTGTCCGGAATCACGGTTGAGGTGCTTTTCAGAGGCAAAGACAGAGATGAAGTCATGACACATATTAGCGACTTCAATGCACTCCTGCAAAAAGGTGTTGTTTTGACACTTGACGGATATCGGAGAAAATTCAAGGGATTTATGACAGCGAATGCACCGGAAAAGACAATCTCAAAAGAGAGATACAAGTCATCGTTCAAGTTCACGGGGTACTGGTTTAGCGACGATGTGACAATCTCGTGGCAGGAGAAAAATGAAATAATTTTCGAGACAAAAGGAAACAGGTGGACACCATGCAGATTGACAATCACAGCACTGGAATACATCGAGACAATGAAAATCAA